TTCAAAAATGCACGAAAATGGATATAAACTTTATTAGAAGGAATTTTATTATCTATTATTCCTATTCTAAATTTAACTGAATCATTGAGTATCGCTTTGGTATCAGGTATAGCAGATTCATATAAAGGATAAGAAGTAATTTTATCTAAGGGACCTAATTTTGATCCATCTGTTTTATTACGTGCGCCCGAAACATAATTTGTTATATTTTTATCTCTTCTACCTGGATCTCCTAGATTAAATCTATTTTCAATTCTATTTTCTTGAATTGCATAGTTGGGAGATATGGATAATATATTTTTATTACCTTTAGAATTTGTTTGTTGATCAATAAGACTTGTTCTAAAATCAATTACATTTGTACTTTCTTTAGAAGTAGGTATATTACTAATTTGAGTAGAATTTAAAACAAAATATTTACCTTCAAAAGATGAATTTTTTGAAAAATCTAAACCCTCAGCTGTATTACTATATCTTCCTATAGTTGTTTTACCTACTCCCAATAAAGAATTAGGACCACCCGTATATTGTAAAATTTCATCCCTTTGTGAAGAAATTAAAGGAGATCTTTTTGTTCTTGAAAGAGTAGTTAATGAAGATATAGGATTTTGAAAAGTTGTTGGGGTTGCCCCACCAAGAGGGGATGTTAAACTTGCTAATGCTAATTCATTTATATTACCCGAGACAGGTCCAAGAGATGAATTAAGATTTATATCCAGTTTCCAATTTGCTAATTGAACTAAACGGTTATCAGCTTTTTCTTGATTTGATTTAACAGTTTGGGCATAAGTAGGTAAACCTAAAGGACCAGTAAGCTCAAAAAGTCTACCAAGCCCTCTATCGTATGGAGAAGTATCTCTAAATGGATTTAGTCCTTGTTTATTTAAGTGTACTCCAAACCCATTTCCTGCGGCTTGAAGTATAGTAGAGGTGGGTAAATAAATACCTTCATTTATAATCCCACTAGCTTGGGTTTTTACACCAGTTTGGGATAATATATTTTGTTTAGCTGTAAATAAAACTCCATTTGGAGATTTAAAATCAGCAAACATTTTACTTAATCGGGATACATCTTTAGCTGCTCGAGAAACAGCAGATGCCCCACCACGTAAAAAAAAGTCGGTACCAGCAAAATCAACTAAGTTTTTTCCAGTACCTAATACTTTATCTAAAAATTTTAAGTCATTAGGAGTAGTGGTAGTGAAAGAAGTAGGATCACCAGGGAGGCTAGAGATAACGTAGGGTTGATTACTACTTCCACCCCCTGGTCTATCTTTCCCATACCTTAAAGATTTTAGGTTGGTTTTTAAATTTACTAATGACATTTAGTATTAAGAATTATTTGCCAAACGCAGTTTGATCTTTAGCTCGGGCTTGTTCTATAGCTCCACCTGTACCCAGAACATATTCTGAATATTCTCCTTTGGAAAAGGTGTTGTTTACAGGAAGGGGATCCCCAGCATTTCTTAAAGCTGTAGTTGGTCTAGTACCTTTTAATTTAGTAAGGGATGTACCAGTTGTTTTTAATTTATCTATTAGTGCCATTTTATATGGGGTTAAATTTATTATAAATATTAAATATTACTGAATTTCGTAGCTATACTTTGATGTAGAAGTAAAAAATTCATCAGTACCAATTTTAAATACAGCAGGTTGGTTTATTAATCTTTCTAAAAGCTGGTTAGTGCGTTTAGTTTCAGTATTATCAGGTGGTGGAGGTGGAGGTGTTTGGTTAACTACTGTAGTTGAACCTCCATTTTTCATTCTGTCTATTGCTCCTGGGGCTGCAACTAAATCATCATTCTTTGATAATTCATATAGTCCACCTTCTTTAGTAGATACCATTGTTTTACCGGATGATGGAGACATAACGTCTCCTACTGCACTTACAGCAGATGCTCCTGCAGCTATAGCACCTATTAAGGAGGCAACCCCAGCAATTGCTACGGGTATACCAAAAGGACCTAATATAGATGATCCTTGAAAGATAGCACTTATAGCGGTTGCAACAGATTTAGCTGCTAATGCCGTTAAAACACCTACTAATCCCCCAGCTATTGTTGCAAGAACCCCCATAGCTAATTTGGATTCCATTATAGCACCCGCAATACTAGCAAATACATCTACTGCGGGAGCGAGCATAGCACCTAAAGCCGTAAATAATTCGTTAATTTTTTCTTGCGATGCTCTCATTTTTTCAGCTGCAGTTGCTTGATCTAGCATATTTTGCAAGCCATTTTCTTCTAATTCTCTTTGAGCTTGAGCTAAACCAACTTCTTCTATTCTAGCATCTAACAGTTTTTGTCTTCTTTCTGCTTCTTCTCCACTAACACCCGCTAACTGTTCTTGAACAAATAAAGTTTGGGCTAAATCTTCTCGATTCATGCCAACATATTTGGCTATTGCTTCCTGTTGAATTCGGTTCATTTCTCCAAATTCAGCCGCAGAACCGGCTTGATCTGCTATTTCTCTAGCTAATGTAGCTAAATCATTGTTTAAAGCTGCTTGTCTTGCTTTTTCAAGATTTAGATCTTTACCTAATAGCAATTCAGCTTCTAGTTCCGCAGTAATGGAAGATTCAAAGTCTAGTAAACTATCAGCTACTCCCTCAAGTTTAGACATTTCTATTCCTAAAGATTTAGCGGTAGCAACAGCTTCAGCTAATGCTGTTGGGTTTTTTCCTAAAGATAAAGTTGTGGCTGCTGAAAGTTTGCTTATATCTTTTAATACTTCTTTTTCATTAAGGTATATTCCACTTGCTCTATTTAAAGCAGAAACTTGATTAAGTATGCTATCGGCATTTTTATCAAAACTTTCTCCATTAGCTAAAGATAGTTTTTGAATGCCCATTAACTCTTCATTAGTTAACCCTGCAGTTTCTCTTAGTTTAGTAAATGTAAGTAATTCTTCTGATGAAAGTTGGACGGTTGTGCCAAGTTCAGAGTTTATAGCTACTAAAGTTTCTGTTAAGCCTTTGCTAGAAACAAATAATCTATCGGAACCAAAAGATGCTTGGGAAAAGCTTTTGCTTAATTGCATAGCCTCACCATTAGTAATATTTAAACCTTTAGCTAAAGCTCCCGTATTTTCTTGACTTCTTTGGAATCCCTCAGCTATTTTTCCAGCAAGGGTTGATATAGCACTTAATAATAAACTTGCAGTTACTAAAGGATCACCCAAAGCACCCCTTACAGATTTGCCCAAAAGTTCAAATCCTTTATTCATAACCATTTGTTTCTTTTGAGACTCAGATAAATTATTATCGGATTCTTCTAGTTCTCGGGCATATTCTTTTAATTCATCATTTATTTCATTAAAACCTATAGCACTCGATAAAGCACCTAGGCCTATTTTATTCATAGACCCTTCTATCCCTTTTAATAAACCACCAGTTATACCTAAGCTTTTATTAATTGCTTCTTCTTGTTTTATTCTTTGGTTAATTTTATTATTTAGAGTTTCAAAAATTTGATCTTCTTCTCTTAAAAAATTAACTGCAGCTTTTTGGGCATCATTTAAATTTTTAAAGCTTTTAGTTCTTTTATCTACATTAGCATTTATCCCTACTTCTTGGAGTAACTGTTCAGCTGCTGATTTAGCTAAAGAATGTTGTTTTTTAATTTTTTCTTGAGCTTGTTCTAATTGTTTTTTAGATAATCTACTAATACCTTCTTCTTCAAACTGAAGCTGTCTGGCTTCCTTAATTACACCCTTAAAACCATTAGCGAATGCTTTTGTAGAGTTTACAGCATTAGGATTAATTTCTTTAACAATAGCTGTTAAAGTAGAAGCAAGATCTTTAAATGAATCGTTAGTATTGTTTAATTGGGTTTGAACTCCTTCTAAAGCAACTTTTAATTGTGATATAGTTTGTTGAGCATTACTAAGATTAGAAGTATCAAAATTAGCAAATGGGTTTTTTTCCCCTAATGCTTTGTAGGCAGCATTTATTTTATCTAGTAATCTTTGTATTTCCTGGGGTGATTCTGCCATATAATAAATTATTTATTATAAATATTGTTATTTATAACTACTTTGTTTTTTATATTGCTTACTAGCTTCTTTAAAAGCTGGGGTGTTAACCGTGCCATCAGGATTTACTAAATTGGATTGGTTAGCGCTTTTAGCAGAGTTTTGCTTAGCCTCAGATTCAGTATCATAGAATTTTTTCAATTCATGATATGTAAACTTTCTCAACCATATAGGCATGTTGTATATGGTATCATAATCGTATCCACCTTTTCCGTGGAATACGATCTGATGTATTATAGAAAATAAATTTACTCTTGCTTGTTGAATTTCCTCATTAGTTATAGTCAGGCCAAAAAAAGCTAAGGCCAATCGGAATGGCCACCTCCTCCCCACTATCAAGTGTAACATTTAGATTTACATCGGGTTGGGTATTCTTAATGTGTTCCCTAAATGCTCTTGAGTCACGAGCTAAGAAGTAATTGTCTACAAAATCTCTAATGGTTTTTTTATCAGTGTCTCCGTTTATAGACAAAATCATTTGTTTTAAACGAGTTGTCAATTCAGGAGATGAATCGGGACTGATTTTTTTAAGTCCTGTAATTTCTTTTTCAATTATTTTTTCATCTTTTCCTGTAAGGAGTTTGTAAGTAATTACATTTCCTGTAGATTCTAGGGTGTATGAAAATTCGTTTTTGCCCTGTTCAAAAGAACTAAAATCAACTTCTTTATTTTCTAAAGTAGATAAATCAATTGATACATCTTTTCCCTTGATTTTCACGGGATATTTCGAGCCGTATCCTAGGATGCGGGAGGCGATGAGAAGGGCATTTTTATCGCCAACAATCAAGTCATCAATGTCAATACTTTTATCAACTATGAGGGATTGGAGCAATTTGTCCAATACAACACCTTTTTGGATATAAGATTGGTTAGTTAAAATATCTTCCTCTTTAGCGGTCATGTATTTCATTTCTACTTTACCGCTTGATAAAGAAAGTGTTGTAGGATAGATTAATCCTTTAGAAGGTAATTCAATAATTTCGGTTGGGAATTTTAATTCGGCCATAATCTTTATTTAGTTAATAACTTTGTTCGATGATAAATATGAAGATAAGAAAAAGTTTGAACGAATCCAAACTATTCTTCTTTAGGCTTAAACCAATTTGAACACCATTTTGACGGGTCTTTAATTTGATTACCTTCTTCATCTACCAATTCAGCAGTACCTTTGTATTCTTGATACTTTGAGTTGGAACACATATGCTTATCTTCTTTTAGATAGTAGTATTTGCATACATGGCAGCCAAAGCCAACAGGAGAAAACATGTACGGAGGGTATTCTTCCATTTCGTTGCCTTCTCTTAATATATCTAATAATTTTATCATGATTATAAATATATAAAAAAACCTACCCCTGTGATGGGGTAGGTTAAAAAATCTATATAAAAAATTTGATTAGAAGTTAAGTATACAGTAATCAGGTTGAACAGTCATTGTAATGTTTACAGCTGTACTTTCTGTATCCCAACCATATTCACCAAATCCAGCTTCAGTAATTAATGCACCCTTGATAATCCATTCAGATACTACATCTCCAACTGGACCTAACACGTTGAATGTTAAATCTTTCTTGTAGAAATCAGAGTATCCATCTCTACCAGTTACGGATTCGTGGTGTAATCGAACCCATTCCATTACTGCTTGAGCACCTGAAGGGGTGATTGGATCAAATAGGGTAAACTGGATTGTGTTCCAAGTAGTTTTACCTTTAACCATTCTGCGAACATTAATGTGGTTTAAAGCTACTGTACCTTGTGTTAATGATACTGCCCCCATACCTTTTACGGTGTATGAGGGAATACCATCTATATACATTATAAATCTATTCGCCTGCTTTGGTTCAAAAGCTGTGAAGAATATTTCGTTTGGATCTAATACTGCCATTTTATCTATGCTTTATTTTATTATAAATATCTAAATTTTAACTTCTTATGAAGGGAAAGTAGCTCCAGTTGGCAACACGTTGAAATCCAATATAATGTATTCAGCTGTACGAGTTGGTTGTAAGAATATTTGACCTACTAACTCGTTTCTGTCCACTACATCTGGTGTGTTATTTGTATCATCCATTACTACTTTGAAGGCAAATAAACCTTGTCTTTGTTGTACGGATTCTAAATATGGATTAACTTGGCTTAAGAAGTTATTTCTAGTAGTGGCGGTATTTTGTTCAAATACTAATCCATCTGCTACTTGGCTAATATAGCTCTTAAGAGCAATTAACAATCTTCTAACGTTGATTCTATCGAGTGCAGAAGCACGTTTCTGAAGTGTTTTCTGGCCAAATACTACTACTCCACTTCCAGGGAATGTTGCAATTGGGTTAACATTTGCTTCATATAGATCATCTCTGTTTCCGGCTGTTAATTTTCTCTCAGCTCTAAGTACTTGACCTAATGAACCGCGAGTAATACCTGCTGGTGCAAACCATGGATCACTTGAGTTATCTGTAAAAGCATATACACCTGGGATCATTGTTGAAGCTGGTACCCAAACTGCCTCACCTGTATTCAAGTCAATAGTTTGTAACCAAGGCCAGTATGTAGCAGCATAGCTAGAATCAAATGAAGCTGCTTGGTTTATTACGTTATTAATTTCTGCACCATATCCTCTTAGATCTACTACAGCAACAGCATCACCTCTTCCGATTGTATTATTTACAATGTTAGTTATTTGGGTTGGGTGGTATTGATGGATCAAACCAGGAGCAAATATTACATTATATTTGTATTCGTCTGTATTTGACAATAATGCAATAGCGTTGTTGTAATCAGATCCAGACAATCCCTGAGTGTTAGTACCATCAATGTATTGATAGTATTTAGCTGGGCCAGAGGTTGGGATGTTGGAACCAACAGCTCCACCAAATGAACCAGAACTTACAGATGGTAAAGATCCTGTGTATTGG